ATTGCAGGAATCGTTAGCAGCCGAGGTGCAGACTATGGTTCAGGAGCTACAAAACACAGACGAATCTCAGAACTTTGGTCAGGTTACTTGGACACTTACATTAGCCCTGAACAAGCGGCAATGTGCATGTTACTCGTCAAAGTCTCACGACTCTCAGAAACCCCACACCATGACGATAGTCTCAAAGACATTATCGGTTACGCATGTGTCTACCGCAAAATAATGGCTGAGCTTCATGATAATACTGAACAGGACTAAGAATTATTGTGACTACTGTAAGGCTCGTTATGGCGTCAATTCAATTAAGGGTCAGATCATGGCGATTTTCACGACAATTAGCCAAAGCCGAAAGGCGACACGCAAGTTCACAAATTATTGCCAGTCATGCAGGAACGAGATCGAGACTTGGCATGATGGGACTACTTGGACACTTGAACAACAGCAAGCATACGCACAAGGATTGGACGAAATAGATTATGGCATATTTTGATTTAGATAAGTACATGACAGCTGAGGAAAGAATAGAGCTGTTTGCAAAAGATAATCCTGACTTTCGCATGATTTCATCATTTGAAATTGCTGAAGGATTTGTGTTTGTAACTGTTCATTTGTTCAGAACATGGGCAGATGAGATGGCTTGGGTTACTGGTCAAGCTGCGGAATCACTTGCAACACAGTTTGCTGTTGAGAAGGCAGAGACGAGTGCTTATGCACGAGCCATCACAAATACAGGTGACCCTAAATATTCAACCATGAAAGATGGAACTAAAGCACCTAGGGCTAACAAGGCTGAAATGGAAAAGGTTGCTACAGGCAACGCTGAACCAGTAAAGCCTATTTATGGCAGGCCAGGGTCAAAGTCTGCAGCTATTGAAATGGCATTGAGAAATGACATTAAAAACAACCCATGGACTGCACCTGAGCAAAAGGACGAGCCTGTTAAGTGGGAAGTTAACGATGTAGCTGCTGCATTAGGGGCTACTGTGGTTGATACAACCTATGACTGCAAGCATGGTGCAATGCTACGCAAAGAGGGAACAAGCCAAGCAGGTAAGCCTTACTATGGTTTCGTTTGTACTGAAAAGCGTAAAGCAGATCAATGCCCACCTGTATGGGGACGCTTAACAGCTAATGGCAAATGGTCATTTGGTGAACAGGACAAATAAATGGGATATGTAGAGTTCATTAAACCTGATGGCACTAAGGTTACAGTTGCCAATGATGAGATCATTGTTGATGTGGTCAACTTTAAAGACTGCTGTGAACTGTGCAATGACCCACGCATGATTCATGAAGGCGAATTAGTTAAATGCGTTGGCTGTGGCTGTGTTAATCACATTGACTATGGTTGGAATAATGCCTAATTACGAGTTTAAGTGTGAGGAGTGTGGGTCTAGTAGAGAGGTCTACGCTTCGCTCAACGAGGAAATCCTTAACCCGATTTGTTGTACTAGGTCAATGAGTCGGGTTTGGGGTTCAATACCCACCATATTCAAAACAGGTGGCTTTTATAAGACTGACAACAGATGAGTCAATCAAGAAAATATAGAGGCTACAGAACGCAAAAAGTTGTAGCTGATTACCTAAAGCAATGGTATCCGCATGCTGAAAGTACAGGCGCAGGACGCCAAGGAGCGGACATAACAGGAGTGCCATACGATATTGAAGTCAAGGCACGCACAGGATTTCAGCCATTAGAGGCGATTAAACAGTTAAAATTAAGAAAGTCAGACAAACTAGGGTTTGTCGTTATGCGCATGAACGGACAAGGCGAAAACGCCGAGGATTACATGGTCTGCATAAGATTACAAGACTTTATGGAGTTTATGGAAGGACAAGCTTATGACTGAACCAGTCCGTTGCACTAAATGTGGGGCTTGGAAAATGGAAGGTTTGAGCTGCTCAATATGCGCAAAGATCAATGCCCCGAGTGCCTAGGGTATAACACAACAACTAGCCAATATAACAAAGACTACTTTCACAGTTGTAATGACTGTGATATGGAGTGGAGTGAAGGTTATGGATAAGCGTTCTACATTATGTAAAGCTAAAGAAACGACACGCCGTCTGACCTGCGGTTTTGTAAATCGACTTGACAGGCATGGTACGCTACTAGCCTTCGGCGGGCTCTTAAAGCCCGAACGCAAGCCCCGTAGGGGTGAGCTTGCGAGTTCGTGGGCTATAGCGTTTGGGCTACTGCTATGTCTAATTGCCTTAGACACAACCGCCATAGAGATTGATACAGCAAAAGCAGAACCAAAGAAATCCATTATTACAGTTACACCAAAGGCTTATGCAAAAGCCTTATTAAATGACAATAAGCAATACAGCTGTCTAGTGAAGCTGTACTACAAAGAGAGCAGATGGAATCCAAGCGCACGCAATGGTAGTCATTATGGAATACCACAACTACGCAATGAGATTATGTTAAGTAAGAATCCATTACAACAAGTAGACTTAGGTGTTAAGTACATAGCACATAGGTATGGAGTAACAGCTAATAACAAACCTAATGCATGTAAAGCATTACATCATCTAAAGACTAAGGGTTGGCACTAATGACAATAGTTATAGATTCATCAGCTGTATGGACGTTGTTATTCGTTGAGTTAGGTTTAATTACATTAGGAGTAACAGCCATTGTAATTCGTGAGTGGCTATGGAATAGGCATGAATAGCAAAGCATTAGGGACTAAAAAGTGGAAAGACATCAGGCTAAGAGTGTTAGCTCGTGATGGTCGTATCTGTTATGTGTGTGGTGGTGAGGCTACGCAGGTAGATCACATAGTACCTAGAACTAAGATGGGTGACATGTGGGATATGGATAACCTTGCAGCTATATGTGCTAGGTGCAATGTGCGTAAAGGTAATAAACAATTAGGCGTTTTTTTAGCACAAGAGTCTACCCCCCCTGCCTTTCCTGACTCATCTCTCCCTGAGATGACTGTCAACCAGCCTTTGTCACCCTTTTCCAGCCAATGACAGCCGATTTAAGCCCCGATCAGACCCAAGGTGGTCAAAAGGTACGAGGGGCAAAGAAAAAACCGCTTATAGGGGCTGTAAAGCCTCGTATTCACAGTCCTTTGCTAAAAGGTGCGTCAAAAATCGATCAAGTAGCCAAATTAGCTGAGGATATTGGTATGCCGCTGCTTCCTTGGCAGCACTTTGTACTTAAAGACATGTTGACAGTAGATAAGAACGACATGTTCGTGCGCAAGACTTCGTTGTGCCTTGTAGCCCGTCAGTCCGGCAAGACTCACCTAGCCCGCATGCGTATATTGGCTGGTTTGTTTTTATTTGACGAAAAAAACATAATTGCCATGTCATCTAACCGAAATATGGCATTAGATACATTTAGGCAGGTTGCTAACACAATCGAGGACAATCCGTTCTTAAAAGCACAAGTCAGACAGATCAGATACGCCAATGGTCAAGAATCAATCACCCTACTTAACGGCGCAAGGTATGAGATCGTAGCTGCAACCCGAGATGGTTCTCGTGGTAAAACTGCTGATTTTCTTTACATTGACGAATTGCGTGAAGTATCCGAGGAAGCGTTCAAAGCAGCTACACCTACAACCCGAGCAAGACCTAACAGCCAAACATTATTGACCAGTAACGCTGGTGACGCTTTCAGCACAGTCTTAAATGACCTTCGTTCAAGAGCTATGGAGTTACCAAGCAAGACATTTGGCTTTTACGAGTATTCAGCACCTATGGAAGCAAGGCAGGATATACATAATCCTAAATACTGGGTAATGGCGAACCCAGCCATTGGTCATACTGTCAGCTTGGAGTCCATCGAGGAAAGCATTGCAACTAACAGCATTGAAAGTACTTTGACTGAAACTCTTTGTATGCAAATTGACAGCCAAGTCAGTCCATGGACATTTGGGTCTATTGAAGCTACTTCAAATGGTGACCTAAGGTTACCTATTGGCACTATGACAGTCTTAGCCTTTGATGTTAGCCCAAGCAAGCGATCAGGTGCATTAGTCGGCGCACAGATAACCCCTGAAGGCAAAATAGGGGTTGGAGTCATTGAGACTTACACAAGTGAGGTAGCCATTGACGAAATCAAAATGGCTAGCCAAATTAACGAGTGGGCTATGAAATACCGACCAATAAATATCGGGTATGACAAATACGCTACTGCTAGTATTGCTCAAAGACTTACTCAATCAGGGCATAAATTGGTAGATATATCGGGACAGTCGTTCTACCAAGCCTGTGGTGAACTAGCTGATGCCCTCAGCAACCTCCGTTTGGTTCACCAAGGTCAACCCGAGTGGGTTAACTCAATGAATAACTGCGCAATGAAAACAAATGACGCAGGTTGGCGAATAGTCCGCAGAAAATCAGCTGGTGATGTTACAGCTGCCATTGCAACCGCAATGTGTGTCCACATGCTTTCAAAACCTATATCAGTTCCTCAGATTTATGTCTAGTTATTGTGATATAATTCTCACATGGGATTTTTCCGCAACTTAATTGGGTTAGAGGATAAATCAACAATTAAGGCGCAACTTGCCCCACCTGTTGTAGTTGACCCGTTCAATTATTATTCACAGTTCACACCGTTTCAATCTGTATCAAGAGACGAAGCTATTAGCGTGCCAAGCGTTATGCGTTGCCGCAACTTAATCGCCACAACAATCGGCGTAATGGAATTAGAAACTTACTCAAAAGCAACAAAAGAGGAATTACCTAATTTACCTTGGGTAAATCAATTATCTAAGTCAGCACCTAACTCAATCATCCTGACTGCATTAGTAGACGCACTTATATTCTATGGTGCTGGATATTTAGAGGTTACTGAAGTATTTGCAGACGATAACCGTCCAGCAAGATTTGATTTTGTAAATAATACAAGAGTTCAAGTTCAATTAAATAAGAAAAACACTTTTGTTGATTATTACATGGTAGATGGCGTAGAGCGTCCAATGTCAGGTGTTGGTTCATTAGTAACCTTCCAGTCACCTATTGATGGAATCCTGCATGCTGGTTCAAGAATCTTAAGAGCTGCAATTGATTTAGAAAAAGCTTCTGCTACTGCTGCTTCAACGCCAGTACCTTCAGGAATCTTAAAAAATAACGGTGCAGACCTACCACCTGCTGAAGTATCAGGTTTATTGGCTGCATGGAAGCGATCAAGAGCAGAACGCTCAACTGCTTACCTAACATCAACCTTGGAATATCAACCTACATCATTTAGTCCAAAAGACATGATGTATAACGAGGCTCAACAATACATGGCAACACAAATTGCCCGTTTGTTCAATGTTCCTGCTTATTACATTTCAGCAGACCAAAACAATTCAATGACTTACGCAAATGTTCAAGATGAGCGTCGCCAGTTTGTAAGCCTATCTTTACAGCCTTACATTTCCTGCTTGGAGTCGAGATTTAGCATGGATGATCTAACCCCTAATACACAATTCATAGCGTTCGACATGGACTCAGGATTTTTGAGAGC